CCTGTAAATCAACCCCGAAATCAATCTCCCCGTCTCTGCCCGGGATTTCTTCGGTATACTCTTTAAGCCCTGGGATTATTTCATGTCGGCTGTCGCTCAGAACCCGGACCCCCAAGGGCTGGAGTATCCCGTTAGTGTCAACTTCGAAAGGCATTAACCAACCCTCCCGTCAGATCGGTGCAGTGCTTCGATGGTCCGGGCCATTTCCCGGGTAAAAATGTCCATATCCGACTTATCCTCAAAGCCAACGTTATCAGCGTGTAATAATGTATTTATCTGCACACCGGTCCTTTTTTCAATGGCTTGAATCACCTTATCAGCATGTCGGTCAAGCACTTTTTCAAGCATAGCTCCTGTAAGCCCACCGGAGGACGAAGCTGCAGCCGCATTCTGGAAACGGGCCGCCTCCATCCATGCCTCAACACCTGAATATCCTCCCAGTGACCGTACGTCACTAGGATTAAGCACATACTCTCCGGCGTGGATTTTGGCCAGCTGATCATATGTTATGGGGCCACCCTTGGCATACGAATTATGAACATTAGAAGATATCTCGGTATTTGAATCCCACACCATGGATTGCCCAATCGCCTTACGAATCTGGTCTGTCCACTTATGCGCCGCCCTGGCCCCCTCGACATCTCCAGCCTCCCATTTTTGAGTATACACTTGACCCGCCCTGGCCATTTCACTTGCAGCATACGATAGAGCCCCTGATGTGCGAGTCGCAAAATATGCCAACAATTCCTGCCAATTCATTTGGGAGGGGTCCTTCTGCGTCGGCGTCGACGGCTGGGTTGGTGTTGTGGGCTGTGTATTTGGTTGTCCTGTTTTCCAGTCTTTTATGGGGGTCACATTTTCCCACGGTCTGCTTCCATTAGCTGCAGCGTATTGACCTGCTAGTTGATTAAGCTCAGTATGTTCATTCTGCGTGAGGTTGCCCTTGTACCACTTGGTTAAAAGCTCCTCTAGCCGCCCACCGACCTTAAGTTCTTGGGGGATGCCAGACCCCTGCCCAGGCAAGTTATTGACAATGCTTTCAAACTCCGAAAAATCCCCGGACTTTAGACCATTAATCAGGGCATTAACCAGATCCTTACCGGCCTGCTCCCAGTCACCAGATTTAGAGGATAGTAGCTTGACGATATCATCCATCTTGGTATCTGTGATTTGCTTCGCCCTTTTATAGTGCTCCTCAAGCTGCCGGCGCTCCTCTTCGCCCTTTTTCCGGGCATCGTCCAGTTGGTCCTGAAACGCCTTCTTTTTGTCGTCCCGGGACCATTCTTGCTGCTGCTGCTCCCACTGGCGATGTTCCTCTGCTATTTCGTCGTCAATGTCGGATACAGCCTTCCGGTGGTCCTCACCTGACCTGATTTCGTGGTATTGACGGTCTTTCTGCAGCTTTGCCAGTCTATCGTTATGTTTTCTTAAAGCATTTTCCCGGTCCTGGGTTTTGCCTTCCTGGTCCAGGGAGTCAATCTGTCCCTGTATAGCCTGTATACTGGCTTTAGTCCGGTTATCAATGGCAGCTAGACTTGACCTGTACTCGTCATCCAGGCGGGAAATATATTCAGAGAGCTGCTGCTTCCGGAGGCGATACAGATCCTCTTCGATCTCCCTCATTTGCTGGATGCTCCACTGGTGAGCAGTGCGCAGCTTTTCTAAATAGGCAATTTGCTGATCGGTACCCATCCTGGCCATGTTAACTTCATGGCGCATCAGGTCCATTGCTTCCGAATAAGCATCATTAATAAGTCTTTGTTTGGCTTGATAGAGTCCTACATCGGCCTCCATGCGCTCGTCGGTCCACTCGGCGTATCGGGCGGCTACTCTTTCCCAGGCCGCTACCTCTTCTTCGGCAGAAAGCTGATTTAGTGCCTTTTTATATTCGATCCACTTACGGGAGGCCTCGAATGCTTCTTTGGCAATATCTTCGGCGGTTTTCCCTTTCTTGTCTTTGTCCGGTAAAGTGAATGTTTTGTTACCGGAAGGAGGGGTTTTTGTGGTGAGCCTTGAAATGATATCCTCATCTGCACTATATCCAGCGCCCTCTAGGATGGCGGTGGCTCTACGTCCTTCAGCCTGTATTTTGACAAGTTCACCTCTGAGCTTTTCTCTTTCCTTAGCCAGGCCGGGATCTCCACCGGTAAATGCTATTGCTCCCCAAACATCGTATTCTGCAGGATTATCCGAAGCACCCGACAAACGTCTGATCTCTTTTTCCAGCTCAGCTTCCTTTGTTGTTGCTTCAATGGATTTTTTTCTTGCATCTTCGAGTATAGCTGCCCTGGAAAGCCTTATATTTTCTCTTAATTGATCATTTACAACACCAATAGCCCGGCCCTCAGCATCATACTGAGATATAACCCCGGGCATAAGGCGTTCTATTTCCGGAAGAAGGCTGTTTATCTGCTCCTGGGTACGTTTGTATTCATCGGTACCTTTGGTGAGCGTGTCCAGTTTTTTGGTAAGGGCTTCGTATCTTTCCCCTACCTGGATAATGGCCTTGTTCTGCTCCTCCATTTCAGCTCGCTCTGCCGCTGCGACAATCTCTGCTGTCAAGAGCACCCCGGTCAGTGAGGCAACGCCTGCAATCAGAAGTCCCCAGGGACCAAGGGCAGCTGACGCAGTAACTCCCATTGCCTGAAAGGCAGGTATTACAGCCATTCTGATAACAGAGGCTACCAATCCAAAGGCAACAACAAGTCCCATCGAACCGACAAGCAACTCTATGGCTTTCCGAGTACTCTCATCTACATTATTGAAGCCGGTTATAAGTGCATTAATAGACTGCAAAAAACCCACTGAACTATTGGCAAAGTCCTCAAAAAGCAGGATTTTTGCTCGCTCCAAGCTCGCATTGGTTTTCTTGATTGCCCCATCGAATGTATCTGACATGGACGAAGCCATTTTATGAGTAGCACCGTCAGCATTTTTTAACCCCTGGGTGAAATCCTGGAGATAACCGCTTCCCTTGTTGATACTGGTGGCCATAGCTCTGATGCCGTCAGAGCCAAATATAGTAGTTAAAGCAAGGTTTCTGGACTGCTCGTTAAAAGGGGCAAGGACACGCTCGAATTCAGCCGTAATTTCCGACCACTGTTTCATTTTCCCACTGGTATCATAGACATCGACGCCCAGAGCCTTCATGGTGTCGCTGGCTTCTTTGGTCGGGTTGATAAGTTGCAGCAGCGCTGCTTTTATGGAGGTACCAGCGTCCTGGGCTTGAATCCCTGAGTCACGCATTACAGCGCCGACAGAAAGGATCTCCCGAAAGTCCTGGCCGGCCATCTTCGCAACAGCGCCGGTGGAACCCATAATCCATTGAAAGTCCTGACCGGCAAGAGCGCCGCGGTTCATGGCTTCGGTGTACGCGTCTGTTATCTGCTTGGTAGCCGTAAGGTCAATATTAAATGATTTGGCAGTAGCCAGAACACCGCTGGCTGATTTCTCCAAGTCCAGCATGGCGGCGGAGCCAAACTTCAAAATCTCGGGAGTGGCAGCCATAATCTCATTGGTTGAGGCCCCGGCTTGCCCCAGTTCTCGGTAGGCCTTTGCTTGCTCGGTCGGGCCATACACATCAAGGCTCCCTCCCTTGGTGGCCATGGCCATGTCGCGGAGTTTACTGGTGAAATCATCGGTTACAGCCTGGGCCTGACGAATGGTGAGTTGAAACTCCCGACCGGTGCCCATAACATCCTGAAGTCCCCGCTGGAAGGCGTAAAGTGCGCCCACCTGTCCTATGGTTTGAAGAAAACTGGAAGTGGACCTGTTGAGCTGATCAGTCCCTTGGGCAGTTTGCTTCTGGGTCTGGTCCGTCCGTCTTAGCTCCGTCTGAAACTTTTGGAATTGTTGCGTGAATTCGTCATAGGCTTTTATGGTGGCCTTTAATACTGCTTCTGACATGCTCTCACCCCAAATTAGTGAAAGCACCGCCCATGTGCTGCCCATAATATATAAAAATGCAGGCTAGCGGGTGGGCTTACCCCCGCCCCCGTCGCGAACAGGTGCCTGCAGCAAGAACTTAACTGGATTATTCGACATTATAAGACAAAGGAGATTGGGGTATTTCAACAGAATAAATTATTAAATTTTATGAAAGGGATGATTGTATGACTAAGGATGATTTTAGTGCAAACAATACTAGCATAGTAATTGCTGGCTCGGTTTTGCCCATATTTGGCATTATGCTTTTACTTATGGGCTTTACATTCTTTTCTACTTTTCTTATTGTTGGCGGACCAGTAATTGCTTTTGTTTTTTACATGGCTAGCAAAGGTAGAGAGCAGTCTATTCAATGGATTAAAATAAGCTGTCCTTACTGCGCCGAAGAGTTTGAGGTTGAACCAGTTAATGGACCTATAAAGCATTTGAAATGTAAACAACAATTGGCAATTAAAGATGGTAAGGCTTACAGGTTGGGTGAGGTACCTACCTCTTAACACTAAACCCTTCACTGTATTTTTTATAGGGATTCTCCCCAATCTCCGGATTCTCACTGTATGCACCCCACCACTCCCTAAAACGCCGGTAATCTTCCAAAATCTCCTGCTTTGGCGGCTCATGACCCCTCATAGACAGGGCGGTAAAAGCCGCCCCATATTCTTTTGTCAGCGACACTAGGCGCCGCTGATCAGCTGTCCACTCTGCCGGCGGACCAGGGAAAACATGCCCCTCTCCATTAGCCCTCCAGGCTTCCACCCACTCATTGCAGGTTAGAATTATCGGGACGAAAAAAGTCCGGAAGAAGTCCCTCCTTGAACTGTTTCCACTTCATATAAAGCTGCACCAGGGCATTGCGATTCCGGTCTTCCAGGTCCTGTATGTCCTCTATGCAGGAGAAATATGGCTTTTCGGTATCGTCGGAACGACGGGCACATAATAAAATCTCAGTTTCCATTTGATGTTTCCGGGAGTGGTGCTCGGCAGTATTTGCCCTGAGGTGCTGCTCAAGCTGTTCAATCTGCCGGGCCTGCTCAAAAACAGCCCGGTCCTCATCGGTATAGAAACTCTCCGCGAATTCACCGAACCGCCGGCCGCGATCTTCTATAGCCTTGCCACGATCTTCTAGCTCCTCCGGAGAAAGGAGCGCTACTTCCTCGTCGGTCAGCTTGTCGATGAGGGCGGCTATGTCGGGGGGAATATTGTCGTAAAGCCTCTTTATAATGTCGCGCTGCTTCCGCAATACAACCATTTCAATGCCATTATCACGACAAGTCCTTTCAAGCACAGAAGGCAGAAGTGCCTCGGAAAAGTAACCGCCAGCGGCCATAAGTTCCTTCAGTTTTGAGCTGTATGCCCGGGATGATGCCCCCCGCTCTTTAAGGCCCAGCTTAACAAAGGTAAGCCCGGGCAAACCAGGAATCTCCGGTGTATAAGTGCCAGAGGCGACGATTTCATATCGCCGCCCCACCATTTCATTAGTTAGCTCGCTCATTAGAGAGCCTCCTTATACCAGATAAACCACAACGGCCTTGTCGCTAGCGGCCAGGCCATCAGCTGCAGCCAGGGTAACAGCCGATCCGGTTTCTGAGTAGTACCCGGCCGCCGCAACTGTGGCCAACTCCATGCGCTTAACCGTCTTGTCAGAGTCCTTGTATTTAAGCACAAGGAGAGCGTACCTGGAAGCAGCGTTTTCATCAAGCCAGGCTGCCGCGGTCTCGCCGGACGGATAACTGAGGGCAGTCACCGGGGTGGCGTTTCCGTTCACAACATGGTACCGGATTTTTTTACCGGCGAAGTCCCTGGCTATAATGCCCTGGCAAGAGAATCGCTTGGCATCAGGACCAACTTTTTTCGGCACGCTGTCAATTTTCATGGTGTCGCAGAAGTGGGCAGCCAGGGCGGCACCATCATCAGCCGTCACATTAGCAAGGATGAAAAACTCATTAAGCTTATTGTAGTTGGCATTAACGTAGGAGGCCCGGGCAATTCGGCTGACTGCTGCTAAAACAGCCTTCTCGCCATCAGTTCCCTCCACATCGAAATTGCCTTTAACCCCGCCGTATTCCTCGGTGATACCAACCGGCTTGTTGGCTCCGAACTGACCTTTACCACGGACCTCGACGCCCAACTGATGGTCATAGCCGAAGTCGGTCACCCCGGGAATAGCGTTGGCCAGCATGGCGGCGGTTACATCGGCAGAAGCAGTAAAGGTGCCCGTGATAATTGCCGGGCTGGATATAATGTGGAGCTGCGCATTACGCTTAAGTTCAAACGGCATTATTTATCACCTTCCTTTTTGGGAGTGGCCGCAGCGGGAGACTCCCTCGCAGTTTTAGCCTCGAGCACCTTGGGCTCGCCAGGGACCGGATCTTTAGGAGCATCTCCCCTGATAATCCATAACAGGCCACACTCGGGACACTTAACTGCTGTGTCCTGCCATGGCTTCTGCGAGAAAACAAAGTCGTGTTTGCTGCACTCGCAGGATACTTTATAAACCTCGGGCATATCTACACCTCCAGAAATTATTACGCCACCGGTCGGAACCAGTGGGTATTATACGTGAGAAATATTGACTTATTGGCCGTATCATTGGGGTCCTCTACCTGATCCTCCAAGGGGGTGTTCCGGGAGGGGTCTACCTCAAACCATATCTCCCCAGCCAACACCGGGTTCTCAGGGTCTGTCCAGTCATAACGGGGGATAACCAGCCCTCCCCTGCTCGGGCCAGCCAGGGCATTATAGACTTTATCCCGGAACTGGCGGGCTGTGTTCCAAAAGAAGTCCTTCCCAGGATCCGGGGCACGGGTCTTGCACTCAAACTCAATGAGGGTCAAAAAGCGCTCGCCTCTCACTATGTAAGGTTCGACTGCCGTCACGCCCATCATGGTCATAGAATAAGCATCGCCAGCAGCAAATAGGTTGTTAAAGGGTACCCCCCGGGTGTGGTCAGGGGTGGTTCTCATGGCCAACATGGTGAGCCACTTGCCGCCGTTAACCAGGTTCCCCTTGGGCTTTCCTGTCAACTTCAGGTCTGTTATTGCAGTCAGTCCAAAGGCTGCATAATTTGCTATAATATATTTGCCAATACTGGTCATCATATTATCCATGGTGTCACCTCGGAAGGTTTTTATCACCTCCCGTCGAAATATTATGCAAGGGAGGTGAATTGCTTTGAAAGAAGATAGAAAGGAAAAAGATATTTTCCCCACCAGACGGCTTACGGTTCACGATGGCGACTGGCCTGGGCCCAAGGTTATCATCCAACATGATATGAGCGACTTTATTCGGAAAACTTTCGGCCTTGAAGAGAAAAAACAGGACAAGCCTGCCGAGGTGATCTCCTTAAAACGTGACCCGCATTAACTCATCCCGTTCGGTAAACCGTATGGCCTCACGCATCTGCTCTTGGAAGTAGTTATCTATCAAGGGAATATTGTTCCGGAAATAACCCTTGCCTCTTGTCCCTTTGGGCTTATAGGTGTAGATAACTTCTTTGCCCGTGCCCCGCTTGAGGATCCCCTTGTAAAATAGGTATCGCAATTGCTTCGCGGTCAATGGCTGCCTGTTTTCGCTGGCTCTATAACCATAATCCACTAAGGCGGCATATTTTACCCCCGTCCCAATACGGCCTTCATAGCCGTTGGTTTCGGTCTTGGATTCTTCAAGGCCCTCTGATATTGCCTTTGGATCACTACCTTCAATGTTTATTCCATACTTCTGCGCCAGGTACCCTAAAATACTCGCCCTCAGTCTACCGGTATCCACCGGGCAGTCCTCGACTATCTGTTTTGCACCCCACAGCACAGTCCTGGCCACAGCTACCCTAACATTGGCATCCAGTAGCTTGGCCCTTTGCTCGGCCATCTTAATAAGCTCATCAACGCCCTTGAAGGTAATCTCAAAAAGATCCTTACTCACTGCTTACCCGCCCTTATTGTCCACCCGATCACGCCACCAAGGAAGCTATGAGTTATACTCTTTGGCTTATAGGTAGCATCTGAATAAACGATCCGGTCCGTGTAGGCTGGCTGTGTAACCAGTACCGTCTGCCTGAGCTTAAATTGCATATCGCCCAGGACATAAACCCCGCCGGATACCTTTACCTCCTCCAAGGACAACTCTCGGGCGGAGGCGGTAATAGCTATGTCGTTATAAACCGGTGCGTCAGGGGTACCCATCGCCGGGTCACCAGGGGTCGTGCTGACGTACCGCTTATAAGTAACCTCTTCCTCTGTATCAAGAGACACATCATCCAGGCATTCCTGGATATAGGTCAGGTCGTCAGAATCAAGCATGGTCACATCTCCTCCGGTGGGTCGAATGCATCGGTCCAGGTTATTTCAGCCAGGCCGTCTGCTGGCGTGAGTAGTGCTAATTCCTTGAAGGTGGCCGCCTGCTCCCGGCACTCTTTTGCCTGCATCGCTTTGTCGACGGTTCGCCCGTCCACTGTAAACTTGAAATTCCTTTTTGACGCATCCCCTGCCCGTATAAGCCAAAGGTGATGACTGGCCATGTTGACGTCGTTACTGTAGTTACCCAGTAAAGCAGTTATTGTCGGATCATCAAATGTGTATGGCGCCACCTGGTCCCGTATGTTTAGGCGAACCAACTCCAGATTAGTCATCTCTACTCACCTTCTTTGGGTGGCCAATCCCACTGTCCTATGCCTTTTCCATGCTCAACGTTTTGCAGCAGGAAAGTCGGATAGCCATTCTTGTTGTATTCATTATCCGAAAACACAACAAGATTAACCGTATCTTCATTGATCTGAGTTATAACCGCCGCCAAAACTTTACCTTGGGCCATCCGGTAATAAACGCTTTTCCCGACGGTTGGCTTTTTCTTTGCCGCCAATATCATCCTTCCCCCCTTCAAACCTACGGGTCGGCATAAGGAAAACTTCCCATGCCGCCCCATTGGTCAATCAGCCTTAAGCAGCGGCCTGCCCGAGTACGACAATATCTACAGTATCAGTGGCCCCAGCTGTCTGGCATACCAGGTCAAAACCACTGGCTGTTTTATTGTTCACACTCAGAGCCTTATTGGCCAGAGCCCCTGCGATGGTGCCGGTCAGGGTGGCCACTGCCTTGTAGGTGTTATTGGCCATGTCCGAAGCGTACCCCAGGCCAACTGCGCCGTAATCAGAAGCCGGAAAGTTAAATACCGCATTTAGCGTGCCTGCCCCCAGGACGAGGCTGCTGCCGCTGCCGGTGGTGTTGCTGGTGATGACGACGCTCCCACTGCTACCGTCAGCGGTAACACCGGCGATGTCTGTATTGATGACTGCAGCAATTTCGGCGGCAGTGGCCACAGAGGCATCCACCACGTCACCGGTACCGGCAGTTTCTACCCCGCCGTTGGCAACGCCTATCTTCAGCTCTTCACAGATGTTGCCTGAAACAGCATCTGTAATAACCACAGATGAGCCGGTTCCGTATGTCCCGGAGGTTATGGTATACTGTCCACCGGCAAATCCCACCGTAACATTGGCCTTGTTCCCACCCAGGGCCTGAATCTTGGTCTGCATCTCAGTGGCAGTGTGGGCGCCGGTATCGCACGCAGCTAAGTTAAGTACTACTTCTTCCGCCGCGTCACCATCGACGGCGATCATGAACTTGGAGTCTGTCTCAAGATGGATATCCTCTGGTGCCGCAGCGCCCGATACCGATGTCCCTGCTGTGAAATTGATTGTAGCTGTGTCGTTTCCGTTGCCATCCGGGTCAATGATGATCGTTCCGCCGTCGCCAATCCCGGTTAGGTCATAGGTTTCCGCCAGGGCGCTGGTCAGTGATGCAGCCGTATCAGCCTGGAAATTTACCGGGGTTGGATTGGCCCCGTTAAGCGTAACGGTACCAATGCGAATTGCACTCACGTCTGCAGATGCTTGCATTGCAGCGTCTGCCTTACCCAGACTTGCCTGCACTGCTGCGTCCATGTCTGCCGCTGGTATTCCGCCGGCGGGCGAAACGTAGGCCGCCCCAGCAACCAAAGCAGCAGCATCCGCCGCTGCCTGAGCAGTAGCAGCATCATCCGAGGCACTTTTAACAGTTTCCACGGTTCGCCCTGCGCCGGCAATCTCGGCCAGGGCATCCTCAACGTCAGCTGCAGTATAAAGACCACCAGCATCAGCTATTGGGACATCGGCTGCTGACGGAGCCGTAGCGGCATCTATCTGGGCAGCTGTAGAATTAATGGGCACACCCAGCTGGTGCAGCCGGCCATTTTCGTCAGCTACAGTTATCTCGACACCGGATCTTCCCACGGAAAGCCCGAATACTGCCAGCACTTTGTCAAAAACAGAATAAAGGGGCACTTTGTTCACCTCCATAAATCTGGGAGGGGCGTTAACCCCTCCCTTATCTGCTACTTACGGCACCAGTCCGGTGGACTTGTACATGCCCCTCCAGTCGGCGGCCTTGGCTTTGGCGATGTGACGGACCTTATACTTTATGGGCGAATCGTCCATCTGGAAGGGGTCAACGGCCATGCCGCTGACAGTGGTCCAGCCGGGATCCTTAAGGAATAGCTGCGGGCTTTCGCCCACGCCGCGAAGGAAACCCACCTCAATGGTGTCAATAGTGCACGGGTCAGCAATAAGATACCAGGCTGTGGTGCTGCCAGTCAGCCAAGGGCAGAAAATGGGCTGCAGGTTCAGATTCCGCAGTACGTTGGTATCGTTTTGGGAGGTTCCAGACTGCTGGATGCTTTCCAAGAGCCTTCTTAAAGTCCACTCCAGCTCGCTGGTCGGTACCGCCACATATTTGGGCTCTACGTAAATTTTATTGCCCTTGTCGTCGGTCTGGTTGCGCATCGCGGTAATGGCAGCTGTCAAGCGTGCCTCGTTCAATGCGCCGGTGCCCAGGTTCCCATGGTCAACGTGAAACAGGGCCTTAGTGTCACCCATGACCGGGTTGGCCTCCAGAATACCAAACACCAACTGGTTCAGAAGGCGTGCGGCAGCCCGGCCAAAGCGGTCCGGCATTTTACGGATGCCGTCCAGGTCGTCATTAATGATGGCTTTCCATAGCACAGAGAACGTCCGGCCATAGATGGAGAGCTGGTAGGTCTCCTTGGCTTCTTCGAGGGTACTGTCCTTGTACTCCCCGGGCTCACCAAGTATCTCCTGGAGGTCGTCCGCCTCAGACATCCGGATAATTTCCTTGGACTTAAAGTCGGCCAGGGTGGCAATGTTCACGATGGGCCGCCACTGGTCAGGCACCACCGTGTAGGCCCGCTGCAGCACCTTGTTTAATGTGCTGGCCAGAAGGAATGGAAAATCAGAAGTGCTGGCAGCTTCCACCAGCACTTCATATGCTCGCCTGATGCTTTGATGCACCTCCAGGGCCTCAATGAGCCTGGCCTGCTGAGCTTCGGTCAGTCTTTCATACACAGGGTATCTCCTCCTTGATACGTTTTAGCTTACTTCTTCGCCAGCTTGACATTGATGGTGTCAGTGCCGGCGGCGGCGATTGTCTCCAGGGCATACCCATACAGTACGCCGGCAACCTTTTTATTGAGCTTGGGGGTGTCAGCGGCGTTGTAATAGATGGCGTCCCCGGGATCCACCTGGCTGGCGCCGCCGTCGTTGGCCTCCACGCTGAGGTCGTACACGCCCTCAGTATCTACGGTAGCCTGGTTGTTCGCATCGGCGTCAATGGTGGTTACGCCGGTAATGTCCCCAACTGCGACTGGGGAACCGGATACCACGCCGGCGCCCACGGTCAAGAAAAGATAACGGCCTTCCTGTACAAAGTTTTTAGCCATGTCTTCTTTACCTCCCGAATCGTTTTAGATTACTTCTGCCCGGCGGGCTTTTCTTCTGCGACACCGAACAGCTTATCAACCTTGTCCTGGATGCCCTTGGCCATTTCGTTTACCTTGGGCGGATCTCCCGCGCCTCCCATACCGATGATTTTTCCGGACTCGGTCAGCTTGGACAGGTAGTCCCGCTCTTCGGTAACAGCTGCGGCAACCGCCTCCTTCATTGCGGTTTCATCCAGGGTGCCGTCCTTGGTGAAGTCCCTGGCCTCCAAGAGAGTGCCCAGTCGGCGCTGGGAAACATCGGGTAGCTTGCTCTCGCGGAGCAGGTCGGTGATTTTCCCCTTAATGGTCCCTTTCAGGCGCTCGGCCTGTAGTTCGTCACGCAGGAGCTTATTTTCTGCCTTGGCGCTTTCCTGCATGGCGGTGATTTGCGACTCAAAGCCGCTTTTCAATGCGTCCAAATCCTTTTGAATCTCGCCTTTGGCCTCGGTAAGCCGCTCCTGACCGGCAGTTTGGAACAGATCTGGCCTGTTCTTCTTCAGTTCATCCAGTGTAATTTTGGTCCAGTCCACGGTATCTTCCCCCTTATTTGAATTTGCTCCCTCAAGCAGCTTATCAACGGTCCCGCCGGCGGCTGGTGCAGTTACAATGTCAATGCTCTGCATCACCTTAACCGACTCCACAATCTTACCCCGCCGCCCCTCAGCTTCCCCTATCCTGGAGTTGCCGTAGCCGTTAATGCTGGGGCCAACAAAGACAATGCCTTTACTGCTCAGCTGCTCTGCTGCTATTAGCGCGGGCTTAAGCCACTCAGCCGACTCCAGCAGCACCAGGGTTGCGGTGGCCCGTCCATCTGCCTCCTGTGTGGCATCAGTCCAGTACCCAACCAGTTCCTTTATGGACCTTTGGGGCCTTTCCCGCTCCTCCCGGTCGGTCGGGTGGTCGGCGAAGGACTTGGCGCCCTCAACAAACGGTACTGCGGTCGTTATTGCCGCCCGGGTATAATACTTGTCCCCAGGGTTACCGTCCATCTTTACATTCCACCCTACCCTAAGGACGGTCATGCGGAACTTGTTGCCCCCCAGGGCCTGGGCCTCGGATAGCTGGGTCAGCCCCTCAATTTCGCCCTCCTCCATGCCCTCGGTTAAGTCACTGGTGACCGGGGCCGGGATTGTGGCACCTCCAGGCTTTATCTGTAGTACGTACTCGGCCTCCTGCCACGTGCCCAGGGTGACGTTGTCGCTGGCATCCACAGTGTAGGTGACCTTGAAGAACTTGTCATCAACGCTGTCCCTGACAACCACGTGATCAGGAAAAGTCTCCCGAATGTAATACCGCCAGGTTCTGTTGCCCTCGGAATCCCGGGGGTCAATCAAGTCCCTGATTTTATTTTCCAGGTCGTCATAGCTCATGGCCTCAACCAGTTTGCGCTCGGCGCTTTTAGGAATTATCGGCACTCTTATCACCTCGCAAATTTAATTAACATACTATCAGGTGGGGCAGCGGCACCTCACTTTCACCAACTCCTTTATAAAATAAGACCACCGGTCAGGCAGCCTGTTTCTTTTTCCGCCTTTCGGAGTAATAAAAATACACCCTGATTGGGTGTTTTATTTGCAATCTTTATTACGCTAAGCCATCTTGAATATCTTTAAAACTGTTGCCGTGAGTAAAGCCGATAATTTTAATTCCGCTAAAAGTTTTAAGCGTTAAATTATCGTTGTAAGCCTTTTTGTAATAAGCAAGCTTTTCTTTGATATTATCAAACTGATTAATAATAATATCTGGTTTTTCAAAACCTTGCATTTGAACCTTTACAGCTACGAAATTACTCTTATTTTGGTATGCAGCATTGAAGCAATTTTCTAAGTTATTAATCGTTAAGTTCATTTTCATACCTCACTTTAAGCTATCTTTCTCTCCTTCTTAAACTCAGTCCACCATTTCACATTTTCTTTTGCTGCAGCGTCGCCGGTTGTACCTTCTTCCTCTGTCGTGACCAGGTGGCAAACGATAAAACACCGACATCTCGGATGCGCCGGAGCTCCACCAAACGGGATCTGGTCAATCGGGAATATCCTCCGGTGCAGCGGACCACATACCTGGCACACTCTTTCGTCAGCGGCGGTCAGCCAAATAACGCGCATCACCTGGTACTGCCGGTAAACATGCAGCGCCCCCTGGTTGGACGCCCTTAAAATTTCAGTCCTGGCCACCACCACGGCCCTTTTTTCGACCGAAGGCCACACGCCTTTTTTCAGCTTAGTATTACGCAGCCGCTTGGCAATCTCAGGAATGCTCTCCCCCTGAATGTAGCCCAGCTTCAGCTGCTCCTTTATTTGATCTTTTACCTCCTGAGTGATCCGCTTAATGAGCCCTAGCTGGTAGTCCTGCAAATAACTCAAAACCGGCATGTGGATCATGCTGAAGGTAGCCACCACCCCGATGGCCGCAAGGGCCGAACTCCCTCCCGTCAGCGCCGGAAATTGGGCCAACCCAGCTAAGGGGCTCTCCGGAGAAACGCCCGCCCTACCCCGGACCCACGTCTCAGTATCGTGCTCCAGCCGGCCCATAATCCTATCAACCTCGGCCAAAAGGGACTGAAGTCGAGTCTTTTCCCATCCTTCCACTCCAAGCAGCAGGGCCTTGATTTCGGTCTCAGCTTGGCGGAAGCTCTGCAGCAACGAGCCCAGCTTCTTCTTTTCCCAAGCAGCCAACTTTTTGTTTAGCTTTTCGTGTAACTTTTCCAGTTTATCCAGGTCCGGAGGTGTCACTCATTATCACCCTCCCCGGGCCCAGGCGGCTGATTTCTTTTGCTACCCGCTGCCGGCGGATTAAATGGAGGGAACAAGTCTGTATCATCACGCCGGCGCCTCGCCTCTTGCTCCTCATCCTCGGCGGCCATCATTACTTTCTCCTGATCCCAATCCTCCACGCCAAGCTCCATTGCTGCCGTCTGTCTGGCTTTAAATCCGGCCTCCACCTGGCTAACCAAAGCATCGGTCAACTCTTGAACCTCCTTCAGCACCAGAGGCGGGAAGTCAATGTCAATGTGGACCTGGTCGGTCGGTATCTCCAGTTCGTGCTCCTTACCCTTTTCCTGCCGTGTAACCTTCAGCTTTTCGGGTAGGACCCCGGCATCTATGGCAGCCCTGATCACCCGGCGGAAAATGGCCAGGAATACTTCCTCGAAAAGCTTCTGTCTCCACTCAAACATTTTCAGCATGGGTAGCTCCATGCTCTTGGTGCTGGCCAGGTTACCCACCTTTGCGTCCCCGAGGTAATGTTCAAATATGCCAGACCCGGCGCATATCATGAGCTTGATGGCCCGCCCGTCCTCGCTGGCGTTATCCGCCTTGACATCAGAATTGATTACGCTCCACTCTACAGCATCGTTCTCGACAATAACCCCACCGGTCTTGGGAGGGGTCGGCTTCTCAGCACCGGTAATCACCTTATTTAAGGTTCTTAAAACCCCGCTTACCGCACCAGTCACACCTGCGGCAGTAGATTTAATCTTTTTCTTCCAGGCAAAAGCCGCCCGGGCCTTGTTCAGCTTAACCCGGTCCTCCAGCCACTCCTTGTATGAGTTTAAATATCCCAGCACCCGGTAGAGTGGTGAGTTGCCGAACTTTGAATAGAGCGGCGCCCCCACTTTGATGTGCAATATCTCCTCAGCCGGGATGTAGTCTGCGTCTACGCCCGTGTGGTATTTGACAATGGTATACATCTTGCTCTGCATGTCCCAGGTCTGCTCTGTCCACTCCCGGCGGTAGTAGAGCGGCATTTCTGCATCGTCTTTGTCGGTGATGATGTCGGTTATCTGCCACGCCGGTATGCAGCGCACCTGGACCCTGCCTTTGTACTGGTCCACAAAAAACCTGATAAAAAACTCCCCGTCGATTTCGAGGTCGTCGGAGAGCTCGCTTTGCCGCTGGAACCACTTATTACTTTCGTCCTTCCAGAAGGCCTTGAGAATTTCATTTACCTCCGGGTCCTCGGCCTTAAAGCTGATGCCCTGGCCCATGGTGAAGTATCGTTTGAGGTCCACGATCTGTCCGGCCAGTGGGTTTTTCTTGTAAGCATCCCGGACTTTTTCAATGACCCTCTGCCGCTCCTCCCCGGTTAACTCCCAGGGAACAAAGGATTGGGAGACATTGATCCATCCACGCTCCTCGGCCCGGATTGAGGTGACGGCCTCGGAGAGCTGGGTTATACTTTCCTGCATGACCTGCATATCGTCTTTTAGGACCCTTTGGGCCAGAGGCTTTAATACGGTGTTAACGGTACCGAAGATGGACATTTTACCTACTCCTCTATCGAAACATCATAATCGTCGTTATCGTAAATCTCGGACTGCGGCATCTCGTAGCTACCAACGAACGAAAGAATCACTGCGTCTGCCCGGTCAGGGGACCGAAGCCCGCGCTTTTTCATGTCCTCCTTGCGCTCAAGGACGATCTTCCCCCGGCTGGTCATCCGATATTTTCTGGTTGTCAGCTGGCTTATCATCTCTTCGTCTTCCGGTAGCTCAATGATGGGCTCTTTTCCTTGTAGATAATCGGAAAAGTTCTGCTGCAAGGCATCCCTTACCGCAGCCCAGCATTCAGTCCCCTTGTTTTCGTAGTGCTCGTCATCGGACTTCCGGCCATTGCCTATGGGTATCACCGCGTATGGCAGCCCTAACTCTGCAATAACTTCGTTCAGGCGGTCGGTAACGCCGCCGCCAACGCCATCGTCATCAACCGCAATCTGTACCTGCCAGACATTTGGATGCTGTACCATATAGTCCCGGGCCGTGGCCAGCACCCATCCGGCGGTGACCATGGTGTCCTGCTTGTTGTAGCACTGCAAGGGGAACACCTTCCCCCCTATCCGGGGGGCTATTACTGTTTCATCGTCGCCAAATCTGGCCACATCAACGCCCAGGTTTAAGACGTTCCCCTCTGGTATAACAATGCGGGTGGTGGTAAGCTCTGCGATTTCCAGGGGAATAAACGTATCAGCCTCAGCCTTCGGGAATTCCCCGTCAACCCTTACCCTGACAACGTCGGAATCCTTTCCGTATTTCCTGATAAGCATGGCGATGTTTTCTTTACTGGTCCGCTTGCTGTCCAGGCTCGAAACCTTATGTACCTTATAGTCCCCACGGTCCCGGTGGTGGCTGTCATGGAAAACTCCACTTATTTTAGTGGGGTTTCCACACATCAAGAGTTTGTTCTCAAGACCGGATAATGTGCCTTGAATCGCTTCCATAATTGGGTTGGCCACGCCGGAAGCTTCGTCCACGATAAAAAGCATGTAATCTTCGTGGAAACCCTGCATATTCTCCGGCCGGGTTGCCGTCTTTGCCGTGGCAAACCATCGATCCTCATGGCCAATCATGTAAACCTTAGTCTTGGTCCACTTCAAAAGGCGTTCTACCTTAGACGAAGAAAGCCACTTGGATATTTCAGACCAAAGGACATCATAAAGCTGCTGCCGCGTCGGGGCCGTACAAACCACCCGGGGATTTGGTCGGCAGCACAGGTACCAAATAACGGCAACTGCTTCAAGGCTGGTTTTGCCAACGCCCTGACCAGACCTAACAGTAACACGGGGCGAACTGGCAATGTCCCTCAAAACATTTCGCTGCCAGTCGTCCGGAGAAAAATCCATAATATCTATCGCGAATGCTACTGGGTCATCCCAATAAATATCGATGAGCTCAACAAGTACGGGATTAGCATTACCCATTTACGCTCACCTTCGCTTTACGTCGGGCAGCAACTTCACTGAGGGCGGTTACCCAATCTTCTGTTTCTTTGTCGTCAGGGTCAATTGCCTTGGCTTTCTCCAGGTCCATCCTCTCCCGGGCAATAGCCATATCCTGCTTAACTCTTTCCAATCTCAATCCGTGCTCTTCAGCGTCCATTCCTCTGTGTTTATATTTATCAATGAGCTCCTCATAGCGCATAATTTTGCTATCAAGAGCTTTTTCAATACTGGCCAGTGTCTTCAGGTAACTATTGTTCTTGTCCCATGCAAACTGAATCTCATATTCTTTCTCCCATCCATCACTATGTAGCCCACTTGTTTCTTTTTGACGCTTTAGGTGCTCAGTTAAATCATTTCGATCTTTTACCCAAGCGATTCTCGCAGACCTGGCGATATTAAAACTCAGCTGTTTTATACCTTCCCAGAGGATGTCCAGCGGACTCTTAGTTTCAATATCCTCCATAAAGGCTTGTGCATCCTCGTCATCATCGGGAATGAAACGGGAATACAGCCCATGTTTCAGCGCCTTCTGCTGCCCCGGGTGCGTCCCGCTCCCAGGCGCTCCCCCATGGTTCCAACAAACTTTTTTTCCCCGCTCCACGGGGTTACCGCATGGGCTGCCATCCCGATTGTGAGCATGACACTTTACTTCTGGGTCGGGATCTGAGAGAATGGCCCGGCGCTCTTGTCGAACCCGTCCCAGTTCCTTGACCTCTGCCGGGGACAATTCTTCAAAGGGGATGGTCTCCAGATCCGCTTTCCGGACATCCAACTTAATTAAATAAGCCTGAAGCTTTTCTTCAGGCCAGTCGGTGAACTGTTTTTTAAGTCGTTCCCATGGGTTTTCTTTTTGCCCCTTTTCTTTTTTGGGGGCTTTTTTCTGCCCCTTTTTGCCCCCATTTTCCGCCCCTATTATGCCCCTATTATCATCCTTGGGGGCGTCTTTTATTTTCTTAAATTCTTTCTTTAGGCGGTCGTAGTTTAAGCCCTTGGCCTCGGCAAATTGCCGTGCCGATTTATAACGACCCTGGTTATACTCCAGGAATAACTTCTGCCAGTTGTGGGTTGCGGTTCTGGACATCACCTCACCTTCTCTCGGCTTTCGTGTCATAAAGAAAGAGCCCGAAGGCTCATCTAGATTGGATTGTCACGATAAGTGTTGCAATTGATGCAATCGCGGCTATCACAGCTGCTATAGTTGCAACCTTACTCCATATTGAATTTGATCTCAAATTTTCCCCAATCAATACTCCACCGATAGAAAGGTCGTCATCTTCGCTATCTTTATTATTTTCCAAAATGAAACACACTCCCTTCTGCCGTTTTCTCCAGTATTCGGCAAAAGGAAGCCTTTAACCTCCTGACATTTTCCGACACTTTCAGATAAAGACAGCACCCCCTAGATATGGTAATATGTCGTTGAGTGACGAACATATGGCCGAAAGGGGGTTAAATTCATGCATCGAACGCCAGTTACATCCACCAATCTATCATCAGTGGGGTATGATCACGCTACCGGCATTTTAGAAATAGCATTTCATTCAGGTGGGTTATATCAATATGCAGGCGTACCAGCCAATGTTTACCAAAGCCTAATGTCCGCAAGTTCCCATGGGCAATATTTTCACCGCTTCATAAAAGATATTTACCCATATAGAAAACTTCGCTAATCACATACAGCAATAATAACAACAGGACCTGTGTTTTCGATCCGGTTGTTGCCGGCAGAGATTTGATAATTCTGATGGGGCTGTACTTCAATAATTTGGACAGCCTCTCTTTTCTGGAGTTCCTCGATCAATTCTTTAGTGGTGTAATCAGAAATATTTTTATTGGTCATCTCAATAATCCTTCTCTGAGCTCCCTGCTCTTTTAGTTTTTAGTCTTCACAATATATCTCTTTGCTATTTGTACTACCAGCAAAATGTTATACTAAAGCCGCCCCTCGCCCGGGCGGCTCCCTTTCAACAAACCCCTTCACTTATAGTTTGCTTTCGTACGACAAGGGCAATCTTTTTTTCAGCCCGGGACACAAAGTTCTGAACACTCCCTTTATTACACTTCATCACTTGGCCTGCTTTGCCAAATGAATACAGTTGCCCCCGCACCAATTCATAAGCCTGCCGCTCCCTTTCGGTCAATGACCTCATCACGCTATCCAGTATATCCACCATCCATTCCGAGGCGGCGCTGGAAGGTTCTTTATTTTGCACATAGCGGGCCATTTCCAGCGGATCGCAAAGCACTTCCCGTTTTGACTTGGACCACCTGGCTACGGTCCACCTGGTTCCCGGAATGTGCCCTGTTTCCATAAGGTCAATCGCCCATTCAGTGTCTGATATCATGCTACCGCGCTCTATCGGCGCTACCTTCGCCTGACGTAAGGCCCGAAGTGATCTCCTGTACTCCCGGATTAAATCTTCCACCCACGCCACCCCCCATAAAAAGTAGAGACCAGAGCTCTATGCCCTGGCCTCCCGTTTGTTCGAGTCAGCCTTCCAAACCGTTTTGATTTCCCCCCACACCGCCTTGCCGTCCTGAATTTTGAGAATGACCTCTCCGTATTGAAGTCGGTCGATCTCTCCGGCCTGCTTTCTGATTTCCGCTATAAGCTGATCCGACACCTTGTCCAGTAGGCACCACCCCCAAAATTAATCAACCAATCCGTATGTACAACCAACAAACGAGCACCATTTATCTCCCCGCTTATTACCCAAGAGCTTGGCCCCGCACCTGGGGCAGTATTCATCAATAAAATAACCGATTAAATCCTCAGCGTTTTCCACTTTCCTTTACCTCCCTCGGTTCTTAAGCTTTTTCCAATCCCTACCCATTAGGTTGACCGCCGCCGCCGCGGCCACCAATAAAATCCCTATCCAGATGTCGTCCATCCCTACCCCGCCTCCTCATTCCGATATGTCACCGTGGCCGCCTTCCAGACATTCCTCTGGAAGCTGAGCGGCACCAGCAGATCCGTCTTAAGGTTGAACTTATCCTTCGCCATCAACAGCGAAAACCTCATGTGCCGGTCCCTGGCTAGGCCCAGTTTGATTTGTTCCAGGAAAGGCGTTAGAGATTTGCGGTCTTAGCATGGTGACGAATGATTGCAAATTACCTGATCTATTTTCTGATATATGTATAAATATGCTCAACACTTCGCATGTTAATATTAGAGTTATTTCAATGAGAAAGGGGATTTATTTTGAAATACGATAAGCCATTAGTAGCAGGGGTAATAGGTGCTTTATCTACAATACCAAGCGAGATTTTTTCACGAGTGTTACTGTTTTTAGGTATTGGTAAGTACAGTGTCTATCAGTTGGATAGCCTCCTTGTTACATTTACCAGACCCACAGCAACGATAGGTTTAATTGTGAACTTTATACTCGGTGGGCTTATAGGTATTTTATTCTATTACGCAATTAAGAAGCTTGGTCAAGATTATCTAGTTTTCAAAGGTATAGTTGGTGGATTATTATTCTGGGCTGTTACTGAACTCATATTTACGTCAACAGTTGAAGGTAGGTTTTTCGATTTAAGACCTTTAAGTGATTACTATGTTCATATATCGGCTGCTGTTGTTTTTGGGATTATGCTAGGATTGTTGTTCAAAAAATATTTATTTAGAAATCTGTCCCTTAATAGCTAATAGAGCCTTAATTTGCTTGTTGCACATTCTGACCATTATTTTAAAGCCTTTTTGTCAAGTAGTTAACTGGCCTTTCTGGCCTTTTTCTTCTTGGCCCTCGGGTTCCGCAGCTCCTCGATGACCTCCCGCTGGAAGGCAGTAAGGCCAGTTACATCAGTGAGATATGCCTGCCCGATGAGGGCAAGCACAAAAGCGTCAGCCTCGTCATTGTTCTTAAATTCGCGTCCCCAGCGTTTGAAAATGCCCACGGCCATCTCTTCCTTCTTGGCATTTCCCTTTCCCGTAGCGAACTTCTTGACCTGGGACGGGGCCACCTCAATCCATTTCATTGGCCCGTTAACTTTGGCCGTTTCCTCGGTCAACATTACTCTCAACACTCCACCCAGTTCCCCGATCTGGTGGGCCTGGTTTGCCGCGGCGAAGGCGTACCCCTCAATGGCCACCAGGCCAGTCGCCCGGACAATCTCCTTGACCCTGTCCCGGATCTCTATGAGTCTTTTTGGCCCCGTCTGCTTACTCTCTATCCTCTCAGTCCGGAGTGAACCGTCCTCAAACACGGCCACTCCGGTACCGGTTAAACTTGCGTCAACCCCGACTATCTTCACGGTATACCCCCCATCTCTAAGCTCAACCTTTAAAGAATAACGCATGTTTATCCATAATTAGACATGTTTGTTTTTACTTTGACATATCGCTTTTCATTTCGCCTCGTTTTGTCAATAATATGGATTTTTATCGCATGACATCATATATAAATCCCGACTATAATACTTAAATGTGCCAATATAGTACCTACCCTGACAGAATTAACTAAATATTATGCAAATCTGTGTTTGTGGGCATGAAGATTATAGTCATTTTTTCAAAGGAGGAATTTATAGATGTCACATAAAAACATTATTGCCGACATGGAGCAGTTACAAGTCATTTTTGAGGACTTAAGAAACATGCTCACAATAGTAAGCGGATTATTTCAGATCCAACCTCACATTCCGCATCACCAGCAGATATCAGATGCCATATCCAAATCAGATACAATGATAGGAGATGGCATAAGTCTAGTGCAACAGATCATTGACAAAAATAATTAGGTAGTTTCACACTTCATGCCCACATTTTTATGGCTAAAAACTTAAAAGTATCACTTCTCAGACTTCTTCCCGTACACATCCAGTAATGGTTTCAGGTTCTGTGGCTGGACGAAAGCTTTATAGCCACCCTTTAACTAGACTATCATCCGGCCATCACCTCTTCTGGCAATCACTTTGCCGGTCTTACCCTTTGCGTATCCAGTGTGGTTACCGCCGATGAAAGCCATATCTCCTACCTGCGGAGTCATAACGGTAACACCGTACTACTGAACACCTCGTTGATCCGGTCCAGGTGCGCCTGGCGTACATTGCGCTGGGTCTCTAACATCAGGATCACTCGCTCGGTCAACTCTGCCCTACCGGATACGGCCAGGATGTTGTTAAGGCAGGTAACGTCGTCGCTCAACTCCTCCCGGAGCTCCATGGCCTGGACGATGGTGAGGCCAGGAGGACGCGACTCGTTGAGCTGGGGCTCCGGCTGCGAAACCGGATCGGGCTGCGGGGTATTCCCCGGACGTTCCTGCTCAGGCTT